ATGAACGTCCAACTCATTCCCGGCGAACAACTCAAAAACGGAAAACTCCGACCGACCGCAATGAAAGCAACCAAAGACATTATCGAAAGAAAAATCAAGTCGGGTGAGTACAAGCGCGATCGGGATCGGGTGACTGTCTGACTATATGTTAGCAAGGATTTCTTATAAGTAGTATTCCCACTAATCTATGTCAATTCCAAATTGGAATAAGGGGGATTCGGAGGGGTAACAGGATGCCTGTTATTCGGAAGCAAGTAGGGTCATGGGATAAAGAGGATAACGATTGGATGATTACCGATGTTGGTGAAGTCTGGAGTATTGGCAATCAGCTGTTCAGCGGCGTCGATAGTTTGTTGTGATGCTCGGATAGATTCGTTCATATTTGTACTACCGACCTCCATGCTAATGGTTTGATTTTTGGCTGATTCTTTGAGTGATTCGCTAACACCAACATCCATTATGTTATCGCACAGGCTTTTTATCCCATGCTTCTACTTGTTTCCAAGCAGATCAGCATACCTGTTCATCCATGTAGGATGTCGGACGCTCGTGGGCAGTTTATTGGCATACCATCCTCACTGTCTATGCGTTGCACCTTCCAAGGTACAGAAGCAGTAATTCCCTTGGCTTGGCTCACGGTATCCATATCAAATGACTTAGGTTTCCCGTGAATTCATCCGATTGTCACTCATGGATCGCTCCATAAGGCGGCAATATCCAATCTATTCATTAGTCTACAGGAAATGATAGAAGATGAGAAATGATTTCAAGGAGGTGAAAAAATTGGAGTACGGAGGTTTGTTAAAAGCGGCAAGGGAACGCTCCGGCATTTCGCAAGAAGAAATGGCCCACCAAATGAACATGACTCAATCGAATATATCCAAATATGAAAACAACTATAAAGAGCCGCCACTCACCATGTTTAAACAATGGATGGAAAACACTAGCTGTCAAGATGTAGCGATAGCGTTCCTGATGGGTGTAGATGGGATGCAGATGATGGGTCAAGTCATGGAAGCGCTCAGTAGCGTAGTTGGTTTTGTGTCAATTATTTTTTAGGAGGTCAGATTCAAAGGATGGAAATTGAGTTGACGCAGGGTTATATGTCGATTGTTGATAATGAAGATTACGAAAGAGTAAATAAGTTTAATTGGCATGTGAACGCTCGTGGATACGCTACAACAAGCACGCCAGCTTATGCTCTCATGCATCGGTATATATTAGGTGTGGATTCACTCGGAAAAGATGTTGATCACATCAATGGTGATAGGTTGGATAACCGAAAAGAGAATTTAAGGGTAGTTAACAACTCCCAAAACGCAAGAAACAGAAAGAAGGTAGCAAACACAACGTCAAGATACAAAGGCGTTTCATGGTTAACCCGTCATTCCAAGTGGACTTCTAGAATAACCCTTCATGGAAAAAGTACTTTTCTAGGTTATTTCGATTCTGAGGAAGAAGCTGCAAGGGCGTACGACAAATCTGCAAAAGATTTGTTTGGAGAGTATGCGCGCTTAAACTTCACAGATTTAGGAGTTATAGAAATCTCGAATGATTTCCAACAACGATTCAATCTCAGTCAAGGGAAATACAACCAAAGGAAACAGAAAAATACTTCATCGAAATATAAAGGAGTCACATGGTTGAAGAAGTATTGTAAATGGCAATCTCAAATCCAAAAGAACGGAAAACATTATTATCTTGGTGTTTTTGAAACCGAGAGCGAAGCGGCGCTTGCCTACAACAAAGTGGCGAAGGAATTGTTCGGCGAATACGCACGACTAAATGAGATTTATGAGGTGGAGTCATGAAAGAAAAAACGATTCTATTTATTTTCTTCGGATCAATCGTAACAGCACTAATACTCGGAAGCATATTTCCGGAAGGGGTGGCGACATGAACCGAAGGCACATTATCAGCGAACGGAAACTTTATGAACTAGAAGATGGCGCTGACATGATGGCGGATCATGGAACTGTTCCAGTGAACGTAAGGGATTTAGAAGAATTAATCAGCGTATATAGGAGGATTAAGTATGGTGAACGACCATCCAGTGATTAGACAAATGGAATCGAAAGGTTACATCGGCACACAGCCATTCATTGTCGGCGAGTGTAGGTACTGTGGATGGGAGATTTCGGATCAGGAAGAAGCTTACGAATCAGATCTTGGAAACCTTATATGTAGCGACAGGAGTTGTTTGGTCGAGCATGCATTGATGGATTTAGAGCAAATCAAATGACCTCTTGTATGAGGGTACAAGAGGTCAGGGGGTCAAACAAAATATATGAGTACCTCTATTTTAGCACACGCCCCCTGCTAAAACAATAGAGGTCACAGGAGGAACGGAAAATGAACAAAATGAACGAATTGAACGCATTTGCAGGCGTTACTGTTGACGGTTTCAAGCATTTGAGAAAATTTGGCGTTATCGCTGTAAGCATGGAGTCGGACGGCGTTGTGGAGATTCAAATGACGGCGGAAGGGATCTCTTCTCTCGGCGTGGATGTAGAGATAGAGGAAATGGCCTACAAAAGCGAACTGTACGAAGTAACCGCCCATTTTGATAGCTTCCGGTTGTTTGCGGTTGCGGATGAGGAAGAACGTCAGAAACTATTTGCGGATAAGGGGGTTGTGGCATGAACGCCCTTTACGAATTAACAGATGGACACGTGGAGATTCAAAGGCAAATATACGACGGCGTGGACGCGGAAGTTTTTACGGACACTCTGCAAGCCATTGAGGAAAGTATAGAAGTGAAAGTAGAAGGATATCACGCAATCATCCAAAACACCAAAGGTGACATTGAAAAAATAAAAACCGAGGAAAAACGGCTCGCGGATCGACGAAAAGCAATGGAAAACAAAGTCGATAAACTGAAACGAAATCTTGAGGAAAACATGACCAAATTAGGCAAAAGAAAAATCACCACACCTTTATTCACGGCATGGATACAGCCAAATACTCCGAGCGTCCGAGTACTTGATGAAAAGTTGATACCAAAAGAATTTTGGAAAGAACAAGATCCGAAATTGGACAAGACTTCATTAGGAAAGGCGCTCAAAAAATCAGATACACCCGGCGCTGAAATAGTACAAACGGAATCTATTAGATTTAGGTAGGGGGTTGAATAAGTGGAGATCGTTAATGCTAGTCAATTGGACAGCAAAGATGAAACCTATCTAATATACAGCCCTCCCGGAATAGGTAAAACGTCAACAGCTAAATACCTTCCGGGGAAAACACTCATTTTAGATATGGATAGGACAACCCGTGTTCTTGAAGGTAATGAAAATATCGATATCGCGTATATCGATAATCAAAACACTTGGAAGGCATGGGGGAAAATCACCAAAGAATTATATGAAATGGATTTATCGCAGTACGAAAACATCTTTTTAGATAATGTTTCTGAAATGGAGCGTTGCATGTTGGGAAATTTAGGGAGAGAGGGGAAAAATGATCGCGTCCCTGAAATGCGGCATTATCAACAGGTTCAGTTTTTCCTTATCGATTCCATTCGTTTTCTTAAATCGCTAGGAAAACGAACCATTATAACCGCATGGGAAACATCGGACGAATGGAAGACACCGGAGGGTCAAGTGTTTTCCCGATCATACCCACAGATTAATGGGAAAATCCTTACGAACTTTATGGGTTTATGTGATGTAGTTGGAAAACTCGTTTACAACGAAGAGACCGAAAATCGCGGATTTTTGTTACAACCGACAAACTCTGTTTTTGCCAAGAATCAATTGGACGATCGGAAATTTTGCTTACAAGAAGAATTGGTGATGCCAAATGCCGTTCAAGCTGTATGACTATCAAAAAACATTAGTTAAAAAAACTAGACAATCATATGCCGATGGCTACAAAGCGCCTTGTGTAGTAGCGCCATGTGGTGCGGGAAAGTCAGTGATTATCAGTGACATTGCTCGCATGACAACCAAAAAAGGAAATCGTGTTTTGTTTCTTGTCCACAGGAGAGAGTTGATAAGTCAAATCGAAGAAACGTTTCTTAAAAATGAAGTTGATTTATCGCTTGTTCAATTCGGGATGGTGCAAACCATATCTCGGAGATTAGAAAAAACACCTAAACCTCAATTAATCATCACAGACGAAAACCATCATGGACTAGCAGGTTCTTACCGTAAAATTTACGACTATTTTTCGGATGTTCCGAGACTGGGTTTTACAGCTACGCCGATCCGCATGAATGGAAGCGGATTAGGTGATGTGAACGACATATTGATTGAAGAAGTTGATGCAAAATGGCTTATCGAAAATCAATATCTATCACCATATAAATATTATGCACCAAAACTTATCGACACAGACAAATTGAAGCTGAACAGCTTACGGGAATTTTCTTCCACATCAGTTGAACAAGCTATGAATGAAAGAAAAATTTATGGTGATGTGATTAATCATTACCGAAAATTAGCAGACGGAGAACAAGCAATAACTTACTGCCATAGTGTAGAAGCTAGCAAAGAAACCGCAGGAGCGTTTAATAATCATGGAATTAAGGCAGCTCATTTAGACGGAAAAACACCAAAAGATGAAAGGGAAAAAATTATACAGAGTTTTCGGGATCGTGAAATTCAAATCCTAGCAAATGTAGACATAATCGGGGAGGGATTCGATGTTCCTGATTGCTCAACAATAATCATGTTAAGGCCAACACAGTCTCTCTCCCTATACATTCAACAAAGCATGAGAGGGATGCGATACAGGCCTGGTAAAACTTCAATCATCATCGATCATGTTGGAAATGTTAATGAGCATGGATTGCCGGATGATGAACGGCATTGGAGCTTAAAAAAGCAACAGAAAGCGAGCGGAGGGGCAGAAAACCCTGTCAAACAATGCGAAAGCTGTTTCATGGCCGTTCCTTCACAAACTCGTGAATGCCCCGGATGTGGACATGAATTTGCGATTGAAGGCGGTGATTACGATCACGATGAATCAGCAGAATTAGAGGAAGTTAAAGAATCTCCGGTCATTACAATAGATTTCCGGGAACCCGAAGACTGTAAAAGCATGAAAGAACTTTATGATTTAGCAAAGAACAGAGGGTATAAGCCGGGGTGGGCTTACTACCAAGCTAAACACTTAGGATTAATTTCATAAAAGGAGCGATATTTAATGGGAGAGTTTAATTTAGATTTTAACGACGTTTACGAAGGTAAAGGACAGATTAAAGACGGCTGGTACGAGGTTATAGTTAACCGGTGCAATGAAGATGCGGCCCCGAACGGGGCAGAATATGCAGAGTTTGATTTAATCATCAGAAACGACATTGATCAATCTCACCAAAACCAACACATTTTTGAGAAGAATTTCAAAGCTAAATCTACCCATAAATATAATATGAAAATATTTAACACTATAGGCAAGGCTTGTCAGCTTGAAAATGGAAAAACGTACAACAGCTTTGATGACTTGCTTAATGATTATGTTGGGAAAACAGCGCTTGTATATGTAAAAAACGAAACATCAGAGTATAACGGAAAAACCTACGAGAATTTAAATGTGAAGATGTGGAATCAATCTAAATTCCCGGATGTTCAACACGTGCCGAAAAGTGGAGGTGAAGGCAGCTCCCCGCAACCTGTGGATATCTCGGATGACGACCTTCCGTTTTAAGGAGAGTTATGAATGTATGAAAATATACCAATTGAATTAAAAGAGTTAAAGCAATGGTGCATTTTTAAAATTGCTGAGCGAAACGGTAAGAAAACCAAAATACCCATTGATGCGAATACGGGCGGTTACGGAAAGTCTAATGATGAAAGCACTTGGAGCAGTTTCGATACTGCTCTGGGTGCAATTAATAAATTTAATTGCGACGGACTTGGGTTTTATTTCAAGAAACCTTATTTCGGTATAGATATTGATGATGTTTCTGGTGATATTGACCGATACCGAAAAGATGACGGAGAAAATAATATTGTTGCCGAATTTGTTGAATTAATGGGTAGTTATGCGGAAGTAAGCCCGAGTGGTACTGGTATCCACATTATTGCGAAAGGAACGTTGCCGGAAGGTGGAAGCAGGAAGAGAAACATTGAAATGTATGCTTCCGGTCGTTTTTTCACAGTGACCGGTAATGAAATCGGCGGTTATCACAAGATTAATGAAGATAACTTAGGCAATGTCGATCGCCTCCATCGTAAATATATAGCAAGCAACGAACCTAAAAAAAAACCAAACATAACAAGCGATTACGGAAATGAACTATCAAAAAACGACATTATCCGCATTGCCGAAAACAGCAAAAATGGCATTCGCTTCAAATTATTTATGTATGGCGGTTGGGATCAATTTTATAACTCATGGTCAGATGCAGATATGGGTTTCGCAAATGACCTTGCCTTTTGGACGAACCGAGACGCGGCTAAAATGGATGATATTTTCCGTGGATCGTCACTTTTTAGAGATAAATGGGATAGTGACCGGGGAGAAAGCACTTACGGACAAGTAACTATAAACAAAGCAATATCAGAATGCACGAATGTATTCACTCCGCAGGATAAAGATGATTCATTCAACCTTTATGTTCTCGACAGTGATAGTAAACCAGTCAAAAAGAAGTATTACAGCTACGATGACACTGGGAACGCAGAACGTTTCACGGACAATTACAGTGATTTAGTTAGGTATAGTTACATCCGAAAAAATTGGTACTTCTATGACGGGAAAATATGGCAGTTGGATCAAGAGGGGAAAGTTAAAAATCTCGTTGATGACATACTTGTGAAAATGACAGACGAACCTCTTTTTACCAGTGATGATGTAGACGAAGAAGATGCTATTAAATTTCGCCAAAAACATATTAAATATTCTCGGGGAAGTAACGGAAAAACAAACATGTTGAAAGAAAGCCAGCACTTGCTACCGATCCAACCGCATGAATTTGATAAAGACACAGATTTATTGAACGTTCAAAACGGTTTTTTGAATCTCCGGACAGGGCAGTTAAACGATCATGACAAAGATAAGTTTTTTACAAAAATCGCTTCCATCGAATATACCGATAAGATTGATTGTCCAATGTGGATGGATTTTTTAAATCAAATTTTCGGCGGCAATAAAGACTTAATTAATTATATGCAACGAGCCGTCGGATATTCCCTTTCCGGATCAACAGAAGAACAACAAATGTTTATCCTGCACGGAAATGGGCGTAACGGTAAGTCGGTATTTCTGGATATTATCACTGAAATGCTAGGAAGTTATACGACGAACATTCAGCCGCAAACAATCATGGTTAAGCAACAGCAAGGCACAGCCAATAGTGACGTGGCAAAACTGGATGGGGCTAGGTTAGTTACCTCTACGGAGCCAAATGATGGTATGAGATTCGATGAAGGGTTAGTAAAACAATTAACCGGAGGCGACAAAGTAACAGCTCGCTTCCTTTATGGTGAAGAATTCGATTTTTATCCGGAATTTAAGCTTTGGATAGCGACCAACCATAAACCAATCATACGCGGCACAGATGATGGTATATGGCGTAGATTAGCCATTGTGCCGTTTACGGTACAAATACCGGAACATCAAGTGGACAAGCAACTAAAAAACAAGCTAAAGCGCGAAATGAAGGCTATCCTTAATTGGGCCGTCGAAGGCTATCAAGAATGGAAGCGAATTGGGCTTAATGAACCCCAAGTTATCAAAGACCAAAGGCAAACATACCGAACTGAGATGGATGTTATCGAATCTTTTATTGAAGATTGCTGCATCCGACGAAACGGCGAGAGAGAGAAAGGATCAGATTTATACAACGTTTATCACGGTTGGGCTAAAGATAACAACCAGTATTTAATGAGCAGCACAAAATTCGGAAAAGAAATGAAGAATAAATTCCAGCATTTTAAAAGTAGCGGCGTTTATTATGCAGGGCTTTCTTTAAAACATCCTGATAATGATCAGGTGATCAGATTGAACCTAAATTAGAATCGTTAAAAAATCTGATAATTATTTGGGAGGGGAACGGGAGACCAGCGGGAGGGTTTTTGGGACACATATAAAATTCTAACTAATTTTGAAACCCCCATTACACCAGCATTTATATTATATTATTTTCTTTTTGGGAGGGTTGGGAGGGTAAAAGTATAAAAGTTAAAACAAATAAAGAAAATAATATAAGGGAGATAGTTTTATAAATAAGTATCCCAACCATATAAAAATATTTATACATGCTACCACTGCAAGGGTTTGACCTGTTTTAAGACCCTCCCAAATACCCTCCCAAAGATAAAAAAGGAGTGATTTCATGAACGGAAACATTTATGAACTATATCAACACGGGAAACTAATCATGAGAGGAAATAAAAGAGATTTATCCGAAAAAACAAAACTGAGCATGAGTACAATCGATAAATATTGTACTCCAGGATATTTAGAGAGTACTAAAAACGAAACGCAAACAAAGGTGATTAAAGTAAACGGTGATCGTGATGCGTGAACAAGATATCCAAAATTCTATCAGGCTAGCGCTGAATCCTTACGCGATTATTTTCCGAAACAATGTCGGCAAGGTAAAGACGGCAGACGGACGTTTCTTCGACACTGGTCTCCCGCGCGGATATTCCGACTTATCAGGATTCCGCAAATCAGACGGAAAAATGATATTTATTGAAGTCAAGACCGATAAAGGGAGATTACGCAAAGATCAAAAACAATTCTTAGAAACTATGAATAACCATCCTGTTATATGTGGTGTAGCTAGAAGTCCGGCAGAAGCTATACAGATTGTTACAGAAAGCGAATGAATATCATCCTATGTCATTAATTTTAAGCCATGACAACCCACTTTGAAACCTGTAACTACTGGCATTACAAGAATAAATAGGAAGCTGGTGAAGCGATGCAAGCGCCAATCAGAATGACGAAAAGCAATCTGAAAGAAGCATACGCCGCAATCCTCGAAAAGGAAAAGGCGGGCTATGAGCAGGTGGGGCATATCGGCAGTTACACGGATATGAACGGGCAGATACATTATGTGATTAAGATGCGGAAAGGAGAGGTCGCAAGTGGAAATTAAAAAACCAGTGCTTACGAAGGAGCAGGCGGAGTGTTTGGATTATTGGGGCAGATGGGATCGCATAAAGGATGAAATGGTTTTGCAACACCTTAGCAAAAAGTGGGGGTCTAAGGAAGATAAATGTCTCAACGACTTGTCAAATAAAGATTTTATAACTGCTGTTTATTACGGATATGAAGTTGAGAAAACGCCGGAAGAAGCAGCCAAACAGTATTATGACTGCCTAAGTAATGGTCAGAGGTTTTCCGTAACGAAAACCCTAAACATTCTAGGCATCGAAGTAGGCGGCATCAACAAGGATGTGGGTGAATGAACCGGTACGCCGTATTTAACCTGATGATGACGTATTACGAGCACACTGGTCAGATCATCGAGCGTGACGACTTAAAGCAAGCGGCAGAGGATTCGGAGCTTGTGGAAGGCATGTATCTATTCACCTGCTACTTGCACGGAAAAACGACGGAGAGGGGGCGTGCGGGGTGAGGAAATTTATGCACGGTCAAACAATCTTAGAAACAGTCACAGACGACGATCACGACATACCTGCACTTGAATCGGTAAGCCACATTAGATTTGACCACGACGAAGCTTACAACAATGACGAGGAATGGTACAAGCTCAACGGGCCGATCACAACATACAAGATGGGCGGTGACGAGGGTGTTTGACTTGGAAGCTATGAGCGAGAACCTACTTGACGCTAGAGATCGTCTCGGCGTCACCCAAAAAGAAGTTGCTTCTGAAACAGGCATTCATCAAAACACGCTTTTTTTCTTGGAAAACGCAAAGAAATCACCGAGAGCAGACACGATGGTAATTCTCGCGAATTACTACGGGGCGACGGTACAAGAACTATTTTTCGCAGATCAAGGAAAGGAGAATGTCTAAATGAAAAACACACTTGGCGATTTAAACAACCACTTGTTTGCTCAGCTTGAGCGTTTGAACGACGAGGATTTGACCAGTGAAGAACTAGAAAAGGAAATCAACAGAGCAAAGTCAGTCAGTCAGGTATCACAACAGATTATATCGAACGGATCGTTGGTGCTTGAAGCTAACAAACTAGCAGACGACCGCATGAGCGCTGACACCAAACTTCCAAAAATGCTCGGAGGGGATAGGTAAGATGCATCGATACACAAAAGAGCAGGTAGATTATATACGATCCATAGCACCGGGTAGATTCATCAAAGATATACACAACAAGTTTGTCGAAAAATATAATGCCGATGTCTCTGATAAGTCAGTGCAAAACATTATGCATCGCCACGGCATTAAAAACAAATTGCAGGGTTATCACACAAGGAAGAAAAAAGGAGATACTGCCTGGAATAAAGGGATGAAGGGCTTACAACTCGGGGGAGAAAAAGGGTGGTTCCCGAAAGGGAATCAACCACCTTCCTATCTCCCTGTCGGCAGCGAAAGCCTTCATGAAGGAGTACTGATGATAAAAACCGATGATCCGAACGTTTGGGAGAAAAAGCATCGGTGGTTGTGGAAGCAACACTACGGGGAGGTACCCGACGGAAAAGCTGTTACTTTCAAAGACGGTGATAAACAAAACGTCACGATAGATAATTTGTTTTTGACTAACCAAGTAGCTTGTATGCATGTTGCGATACATGGTTTACCTCAGAACTCACCGGATTTAAATGTAGCATCACACAGATTGTCGGAGCTAAAGTCTGTTGTTAGGCAAAAAGAAGGGCAGGAAGGGTGATGACGGGTGGAAATCAACTTAATTCGGTTGTTGAGGGAGGCATGAGTATGAACAAGGAAAATTATATCGAAATTAAAGATGGAGAACTTGATATGTCGAAGTTACAGGTAGCAAACGGAAATCACCACCCCTTCCACTTAAACACTGATATTAAGGTTGAAACTGACAAACTCAATCAAACATTGCAAGCGAAGGACCGCGATTATGGAAATAGCTTCGGAAAGCAGTTTGAAAAATACGGTATGACCTCTGTGTTAATCAGATTAGAGGACAAGCTACGACGCTTAGAATCATTGCAAAAGTACGGCGCAGAAGTGGACGAATCGATAGAAGATACAGTGCAAGACATTGCAGGATATGCGATTTTAACGCTAGTTGAACTGAATAAGGAAAAGGCGTGATCAAATGGATATATGCGCTAAATTGCAGGTCAAAGCGGTGATCGTTAAAGATAATCAAGTGATTGCGGAGGGCACGAATTCGCCTATTGATCCATGCGACGGAAATTGCGAGGTAAACAAGGCTTGCATCAAGACCATACATGCGGAAAATCAGGCGCTTATGTTATGCGCTAGGAAGGGCGTTTCCACGGACGGGGCTGAATGTTGGGTTACGCACCTTCCTTGCCCTGATTGCACGAAGAATTTAAATCAAGCTGGCATTAAAAGAATCTATTACATGAATGAATATCCGCACCGGTACGAAAACAATTTTAGTGACGGAATGGAGTTGATGAAGATATGAAAGAGTTTTATCAAAGATTTTCGGATCATCAGTTACACAGAATTTATAACGAGTACCCGGAAGAAAGAGGGCATGTTGCTATAGCGTGGCGAAAAATGAAGGGTCTTCCGTACCCATACACTCTCAATCACGATGATGTGATCTGGGATGACTATGATAAGAGGCCATACAAGGGCGATGATCTGAATGTTCTATATCACGCGGAGAGGGTCAAGGAGAAAAGGGAGAATCAGGCGCTTGAAATGAGAAGGCAATATTTTTAGGAGGGAATTACATGAAATACTTCGAGTTTATAGATCCGTACTACGCACTCATCAAAGCAAAGGACAAAACTAGCGCGTGTGAGGTGTATGAACGCATTGTTGCCGACGAACCTACCAAACCGTATGAAAAGACGCGAAATCAAGCGCTGAACGCATTTTTGATGGATGAAGACGGGGAGTTTTCGGAGTTGATGAGGGAGTTTAACAAAGATGGCGAAGCCCTTCTTCTCGTGGATGGAGGTTTGCTATGAACAGTTTTCATGAATGCCAAAAATGCGGGCGTCCGTTGAAGGACGAGAAAAGCAAAGAGCGCGGCTACGGCCTGAAGTGTTGGAAGAAGTTGAATGCAGAACTTGATATCAATGATCGGGAAGTTGTTGAGGCAGGTATTCCTGCCGAAATGAAAGCTGAATAGGAGGGGAGAAGATGAAACGGGTATTGGATGCGTCTTGTGGAAGTCGGATGTTTTGGTTCGACAAGGAAAACGAGGATGCCGTGTATATGGACAACAGAGAATTGAAGGAAACGCTTTGTGACGGGCGCACTCTGAATGTAAAGCCTGATATTTTAGGCGATTTTCGGGATATGCCATTCAATGACGATACCTTTTATCTAGTTGTTTTTGATCCTCCGCATTTAATAAAAGCTGGAGATGATTCCTGGTTGGCCAAAAAATACGGAAAGCTTGAACTCAATTGGAAAGAAGATATCAGGGTAGGTTTTTGCGAATGCATGAGGGTGTTAAAGCCAAACGGAACGCTCGTCTTCAAGTGGAACGAGGACCAAATCAAAACGAGTGAAATCATCAAGGCGGTTGGGCATAAACCGTTGTTTGGAAACAGACGAGCGAAAACGCACTGGATGGTATTCATGAAAGGAGAATCACATGGCACAGCTTAGGATGGCTACATCAGAATATCAAAAGCAGGTCGGCAGGGGAAACCGGGGGATGGCGCTTGAATCGAAAATTGACCACACGAACAGCCTGTATGCGCTGAAAAACATAGCGCTGGTCAACAAGCGAGCGACACCCGTGAAGGTGACGAGGAGTAAGGGAACAAAGGTGATTTCTGGATTTTTTGAAGCGAAATCAACCGTTGATTATGACGGCACCTATAAAGGGCGGTCGGTTGCATTCGAAGCAAAGAGTCTGAAGGGGAAATCGTTCCCTCTCTCTATGATCGCAGACCACCAATTCAGGTATTTGTACAACGCACAGGATCACGGCGCAAAGGCGTTTCTTATCGTTGAGTTCCGAGACACGGACGAAACATTCCTGACGCCATTTAGCGTGATTGAGTATTATCAGCGGCGAGCTGAAAAAGGCGGCCGCAAGAGCATCCCGTTAGAGGATTTTAGCATACACGGATTCTGGGTTGATCGAGGACGGGGCGTGCAGATGGATTATCTTGCGCAATTGGATCGATGGATTGATAAGGAGGGGTAAGCGTGTTGGGCGATAGGTACAAGCACAAAGGCAATTTTTTCGAGGTGCTACACATTGCGTACAGCAAGGTTCCGTTTCACCGAGGCGAAAACATTGTTGTTTATCGGGACGAAGACGGGCAAGTTTTCGCGCGATTTTTGGAAGAATTTAAGAGCAAATTTGAGCCTGTTAGGGAGGGGTAGTGAAATTGAGCGGACAATTCATTTTTACCCAAGAGGAACTAGAGCAGAAGCTTGTCTATTGGCAAAAAATATTGAAACTGCAAGATTGGGACATCTCTATCGAAAAGAAAAAGATGATCGGAGAAGACTTCGAGGGGAATGTACAATGTTTTTTGGAGAGCAAAGAAGCTTTCATATCTATTTTGGATGAGGATTATCGTCCTGATGATTCTCTGGGCGAACACGACATGGAAGAAACTTTGGTACATGAGTTGTTGCACCTACATTTATATCCTATCAGCGAGATCGCCGAGGATAAGCCAAATTACGATTTGTTTGAAGAACAAGCGATTAATGCATTAGCGAAAGCTTATGTTTATCTAGATCGGAGGGGTGGCGAATGAGTGAGAGGAAGGTTTTAAAAGAGGCGCTTGACCATCTCGCCAACGAGGTAACTTTAATGCAGCAGCAAAAGTACAAGCGGGAAATATTAAAATTGTATGATGAACAAGCCGAAAAAGCCGAGCGGTATGAGCGGGCGTTGAAAAGTATTGTTGAAGTTGACACGGAAGCCGCAAACAGAGATTTGATCTTACAGAAACATGCTTTAGGCGCTGTTGAGATGAGAAATTTAGCAAAAGAAGCATTAAGAGAGGGTGGCGGCGAATGAACAATTTAACACTTGGATATGCAATTAAATATATATGCGAACAAACAGGGAAAACAGAAGATGAAGTTATGGAAATGCCTCTGCAAGATATCATGTTAAAGATAATGGCTAATCAAATAGGCGGTGAAAACGATGAATAAAGATACGTGGATTAAACCGAAAGATTTGGATACACCTTTAAATGAAGTGTTTCCCGAGGTTATGACAAGAAGTACTGTTCGTGATTTTGTTCGCAGGACTGAAAAAGTGCTGAAAGTTTCACCGAAAAATATTGAAAAAATGGGATATATAGAGCTCAACTCTTATGTGGACAAGTTGGATAATAAATTAATTGAATTGGAGGTTGAAAGCGAATGAAATACTTCGTAAAAAGTGTAAAATACAACACTATAAACCAGTTGATCAAAGGCATGCAGGATGCTGAAAACTTAAGGTTTAATTTTGAAGCAAGAGATTTCTTTGATGGTTACGAATTGCTTTTGTATAAAGATTCGAGGGAGGATGAGGACGAATGATTGACGATATCAAAGACTACCTTGTTTCTCCTGACCAACTAGAGTGGATGGTCGCTGAATACAAAAAAGGTCAACGGCGAAAACAGATTGCTTGGCAAAAGCAAGTCATACGCGAAGAAATGCACGATACCAAAATAGACGAGCGCATGAATCAGATTTTGGAGAGGGTGTAGGGGATGAGAAAGGAAAAATATATGTGGACAGTATTCGTAAGCAATTCCGTTGGCGAAATCAATGTGGTTACTGATAATAACGATATATCAGAAGTTGTGTCGTTTTTAATTGACAATGAATTAGAACAAACACGGTCAATTGTATATGAAGGTGTTGTTTACGAGCGCATGAATCAGATTGCGGAGAGGGTGTGAGCGATTGAGGGATCATACAAGCAACCATATTCATATGAGCGTGGATGAAATTAAACCGCAACCTCAGGATGTTGTTTATGTGGTCAGGGACGGAGAAGTATTGAAGCTGAACCCTCCTAATACCGGATACGGACATAACAATATCGTGTGGATCGGCGGTAAGGTGGATCGGGTGGATAGCACGGAATCAAGGAAGATATAGGGGGTAAATATGGAAGCAAAAGAAGGTTATGCGCAAGGGAGACTCCAATCATTCTTAGAAAAATCTATTCGAGAAAAATTGGTGGAGTGCATGAGTGACTTTAATGATTACGCTGGCGCTCAAGGAGATATTCTCCTGGAAATGGGAATCAAAGAGGAGGATGCGAAAATAATATTTGAGGAAGCTTACAAAAGGGCGATTGAAAAAGGGATGGAACAAATTTCATCTAAAAAATAACAGCCTTGAGCGAAAAACGCAGGGGCATCGAACCACAGATAGTGGTGCGGTGTCTCTTTTATTTAGGAGGAATCAATCAAATGATCACAGCATTGCAGATTGTATTACTAATCATCATGTTTATGTCGTTTTTCTATTTGGCTTCGTACAAGGCGGAGGATCAAGGAAAGCAGAAGGAATTCGTGCTCGTTTTTTGCGCTTCGATTGTGACATTTTTAGTGTCGATGATGATGTCATGAGCAAAAAGAAGCCAGAAAAGCTCACAGAGATGGATATTAGAGAGTTGATGGGCGAGTATCGGGATGTTTACAAAAGGGCCAAAGGCGGGGCGCTGAGAAGCAAATAGAAGGGGTGGTTGTATGGATAGAGAAGCCATAATTGATTTGCTCCAAGATTATAACTGGATGATCCATGAGATAGCGAGACAGCGAACGTTGATCAGAGGGGGCGGGAACAACCTCACAGCTCAATATGGGATTGAAGCCACGATGCCAAAACCAGAAGGTCAAAATAGCGATCCGGTTTACAAAGAAGTTGAGCGCCGAGAAAAGAAATCAAAGTATGTGCAGAAGTTAGAGAGAAAGGTTTCATTCGTGCAGGAGCGGGCGGTTATCATTAGCGACGAGCGGGAGGTCGCTGTCCTCGAATGCTTGATGGATGGAATGAGCATGTCGGCGGTGAGTCGTCATATGGGTCTGTCTCGTAGCAATATATACAAAATAAGGGATAGCATTGTGGACAAGATATATTACGCTGAACACTTTGGACACTTTGGACAGTTTAAACAGAAAAAACAGAAGATGACATGTTGAATTCACGTAAATATACTGGGGGTGGTAGGGCAAATAACAAATGCTATTATCTTATATTTCGAGAAGCCGCCCGTTTTTTCATCCCTCCTCCTTTCCGGGCGGCTTATATATATTAAAAATCAATAAAAATGCTGAAATGACAGTGTTTTTATGGTATAATGGAGATAGAAAAAATGCCCTAGCGGTGCGCTAACACCCTAGAGCGTGATCAACACTTAGAAAGGAAGTGCTGATGTAATGAAGGATACCACAGAAGTGCTATCTATGGAAGATTTAAGGGAGTGCAAGAGTAAATTTATTATCATGGATGGATACCGTTTCACTAGGGATGAGGATACTGGGTACTATCGTTGCAACTCGATTAGAAAAAGACTTCACCAGTATGTATGGGAGAAAGAAAACGGTAAAGCGGCCGAAGGGTACCACGTTCATCATGGTGACGAAAATAAAAGCAATAATCACATAGAAAATTTAGTATTACTTTCTGGCAGTAGCCACATGAGTTTCCATCAGAGCCAATTGACTGACGAGGAAATTGAACTAATGAGGGAAAATTTAACGCACAATGCCAGACCTAAAGCCAGTGAATGGCATCGGTCATTGGCGGGCAGGGAATGGCACAAGAAACAGTACGAAAAAGTGAAGGATAGGCTTCATGCGAAGATACCTTTAACGTGTGAGTTATGCGGGAATGATTTCACAAACATAAAAAGAACAAGGTTTTGTTCAAAAAAATGCAAAGCTAAGTGGAGACGCGAACAAGGTTTAGATGATGTGGAAAGAACTTGCCTTGTTTGCGAAAAGAAGTTTACGATAAATAAATATTTTAAATCTAAAACTTGCTCAAAATCATGCGGAAATGTAATAAGGGCAAAGACCATAAAAGAAAGGGCATCTTCCTGATGGAAGGTGCTTTTTTATTGGGGGCTGGTGATTATGTGAAACTTACACCGAAACAAAAACGATTTGCAGACGAATATATAATTTCGGGAAATATCACAAAGGCGGCAATCAAAGCAGGATATAGTGAAAAGACAGCTAGGGTGACGGGGCAAGAAAACCTGCGAAAACCTGCTATTTTGGAATATATAGACAAAGAGTTAGAACAACATGAAATTGATGTTAAGTTGCATCAAAAGCAAGTGCTTGATTACGCCCTTCGTGTTCTCGCAGAAGAGGAAACGGAAGAACACGCTTTTGTAGTAAAGAATGAGATAGGCGCAGAAGAAGTTGAAACAAAGAGATTGAAGCCGAAGATCAAAGACAAGACAGAAGCAGGAAAGTTATTAACAACTATCATGGCAACAGTCGAAAAGAACCGCCTACAAAATATGAAACTAGAAAAAGAAGTGGAGAAGCTACAAAAAGAAATCGAAGAAGGAAACACCAGCGAACAAAGCGAAGTCGCGGCGGCTTTAAGGGGGTTGACGGATGGAATACGCGCTAACTCCGAAGCAGAATGACGTTATCCTTGAATATATAACAGAAGAACCTAAGATAACCCTTCTAAGCGGCGCAAAGCGGGCAGGGAAGACGTATTTGGCTATTCTTATGTATTTAAACCACATTGCCCAATATGAAAATCAAGGCTTGTCATTTATCATTGGCGGCTCTACACAGGCGAGCATCCGGCGTAACATCCTAAACGATATGGAACTGTTTGTGGGTGAATTGAAGCTGGATAAAACTAATGCTGTTACCATATTTGGCAACAAAGTTTATTGTTTTGATGGCGCTAATGCCGATGCGTGGAAGAAAGTACGCGGTTTTACGGCGGCTGGCGCTCTCATGAATGAGGGAACGGCGCTCCATGATACATTCGTTAAGGAGGTTATCTCCCGTTGCTCATACGAAGGCGCAAGGATCGTCATAGATACGAACCCTGAAAACCCGTCACACTCGGTCAAAACAGACTACATCGACCACGACGGACAGCGCTTGTCAAATGGGCGACTGAACATCAAGGCGTTTAATTTTAAGCTGATAGATAACACCTTCCTTGATCCTGAATATATCGAGAGTATTATTGCTTCCACGCCAAGCGGTATGTTTACCGAGCGTGATATTCACGGTAATTGGGTAGCGGCAGAGGGTGCGATATACAAAGACTTTGACGAGAAGCGCCACTTTATTGATAGTATCGATCATTCAAAGATTGTTAAATACTTCGTCGGCGTTGACTGGGGATACGAACACAACGGCGTGATTGTCGTCATGGGCAAGGATGCGCCAGGCGCTTATTATTTGATCGAAGAACACGCCGAGCGGCACATGGAAATAGATTACTGGGTGAATGTTGCTAAAGACGTACAGCGTCGATACGGCAACATTATTTTTTGGTGTGACAGCGCCCGCCCCGAACACATTGCTCGTTTCCGTAAAGAGGATATAAAGGCGAAAAACGGACACAAGAATGTTCTCCATGGGATTGAGACAGTCGCTAAGAAGATCAAGACAGACCAATTTAAGGTTGTGCGGAAGAACGCGCCTTTATTCGACAAAGAGATATTCATGTATGTGTGGAACTCGGACAAAGGCGAGCCAGTCAAGGAATGGGATGATTGCATGGATTCAGTGCGGTATGCCGTTTTTTCGGAAGAAATTACAGGGCACAGGAAATCAGATAAAAGCACTCACGACGCACTACAATCACTCGGCCTATAAGGAGGTGCAGACATGGCAACGATCACAAAACACAAAGGGCGTCGCTTCCCAAAAGAAGCAAACGACCACTACCGATATAAAATGGGTGACAACACCCCGTCAGAATTGCTACTGGATAACATCAAAGACCTGCAAGACATGGTACAAAACCACATGGCTTATCAGCGACCGCGTTTAGAGGAGTTGGATGATTATTACCTCGGAGATAACACAACCATCCTGCATGATCGAGAGCGGCATCAGGCAGAGGATCACAAGGCAGACTACCGCGCCACTCACAATTATGCAAAGTATGTGAGCCAGTTTATTGTTGGCTACTTGGCAGGGAATCCGATCACGGTCCAGCATGAGGACGAATCTACAGAGGAAGTTATTAGTCAGATCAACCGATTGAATGACACTGATGCGCTGAACAGCGATTTGGTGCTTGATCTATCAATCTATGGACGAGCCTACGAATTGCTGTATAGGAACCGCAGAGACGAAAACCGCATCGCTGTTTCGTCGCCGTTAAACACATTCGTCATTTATGATGATACGGTCGAACAGCTACCCATAGCGGCGGTGCGGTATCACAAAAATGAAATGCTGGAATCTGATCCGTTCAAGGTTGATGTGTACACAGATTCAGAGATTATACGTTATCAGAGCGAATCCAATGCGGTCATCGTTCTGTATGAAGTGGAACGGGAGCCGCATTTTTTCGGTGGTGTTCCGATCAATGAGTACGCTAACAATCGGTTTCGGCAGGGCGATTTTGAAAACGTGCTTAACCTCATTGATTTGTACGATGCGGCTCAATCTGATACAGCAAACTACATGACAGATTTAAACGATGCCATGCTTAAAATTACCGGGAATTTAGAAATGAGTAGAGAAGATGCATCGGACATGAAGCAGTCAAACATTTTGTTTTTAAAGACTGAACCGGATGCAGACGGAAGGCAGGGGAACGCCGATGCTGACTACATCTACAAGGAATACGACGTTCAAGGATCAGAGGCATACAAGGGAAGATTGCAAACAGATATCCATAAATTTACCAATACTCCAGATATGCAGGATGAAAATTTTTCCGGCCACCAATCAGGAGAATCGCTAAAGTACAAGCTATTCGGCTTGGATCAAGTGAGAGCGATCAAAGAGCGTTTGTTTAGGCGATCATTGACGAATAGATATAGGCTACTAGGAAACATCCTTAATGTGTCAGCGGAGCTTTCTGGGGGCAATATGGACGGGTTGACCATACAATTCACACCTAATCTACCAAGGTCGCTCACGGATGAAGTGTCAATGTTTTCTGATCTTGGCGGCCAGCTATCAGAGGAAACCATGCTTGCTATGCTGTCAATCGTGGAAGACCCGCAAGCTGAAATCGACCGCCTTAATGCGGAGCGCACCGGACAGATGAACCCCAATCGCGACTATATAAGCAACCGACAAGGCGGCGAGGGAGAAGGCGAAGAAAATGCCGGACAATCGTGAGTATTGGGCAGAGAGAGAGCGTGAGCAATCACTGATTGAACGTCAGCGTGATGACGAAGTGATGGAGGAAATCACTCGCCACTATGAAGATGCGGCAGACGAAGCCGACAAGGAAATCACACGCATTTATCAGCGCTATGCAGACCGAGAGGAAATGAGCCTTGCTGACGCGAAAAAGTCGGTAGAAAGCACTGACATTCGCGATCTAGAAGAAAAAGCCGAGCGATATGTGCAAAGCCGTGACTTCTCCCCTCAAGCAAATGCTGAAATGCGTAAATACAACTCGCGAATGAGAGCATCGAGGCTAGAACTTATGCAGATGTACGCTGATTTGGAAGTGTCACGCGCAAATGGGTTGAGCGAGATTGAAGTGGAAGCAAGGCTTGAAGAAATAGCGCGGTCGGAGGTGCGGCGGCAGTCTGGTATTTTAGGTGAAACTATCCGGTTGAGCGGCGCTGAAATGGAAGAGATTGTGCGCTATCGGTTCCACGGCGAATACTTTTCGGATCGGATATGGCAAAACAAAGACATCATGATTGACAACCTAAATAGGAATTTGCGACGGGATATCACGCGCGGTCTTGGCCCCAGAGAAATGGCAAGAAACATGCGGAATGAGATTGGAAATAGCGTGTACAACACTGAAAGGATCATGAGAACGGAATCTGCAAGGACGCAAATTCAATCAACCAAAAAATCATTTGAAGATGTAGGTATCGAAGAATATGAGTGGATCAGTGAAGTGGACAGTTGTGATATATGCGCCGATTTGGATGGGCAAGTTTTTAAAGTCAGGGACTTAGAACCTGGGACTTCTGCACCACCCGAACATCCGAATTGCAGGTGCGCAATTTTAAATGTCATCCCTGACGATTGGTAAAAAACCATTTTATGGTGGTATTTGATTCGGATAGAAAGGAGGAAATTAATCATCGACAAGCAAGAAAAGCATTTAAAACGCATTGCAGACAGCTTCGAAAAGATTGCAAGGATTGAACAGAAGCGATTAAAACTTGACGTGGCTAGAGAATCACAACGAACTTTAATCACTGATATTGATACTGACGCACTCGGTTCGTTGGTGGAATTTATCAACAGTGAAGGCGATATGCCGGAAAGGTAGCGTGATCCGGGTTATGACCATATCTGAGTAGTAATTATAGGAGGATGAACATGGATAAAAGTGAAAAGCAGATGAAGCGTATAGCTGACAGTTTGGATAAGCTAGTTGATCTGAAAAAACAAGAATTGAGGTATATAACAGGACAGACACGACGTAAAAAAAGCGCGGACATTGAAACGGAGACATTTAATGAAGTAGGCGAAGTTGTTAGCCGAAAAACTAATTAACTTATTCGCCCAAACCATGCGAAGGCGTTAAAAGCACCATGCCAATAACACTGTACGGGCAGCAAAACAACCGCATAATGGCAAGCGAATAAGCACTGGACGGGCATGTACTGGACGGGGCTTTTTTTAATGTCTAAATGTGGCGAGTGGTGTTGTGTGTGCGGGACAGGAGCGATTAATAAATGCTAATGGACTTACAATACTTTGCCGAAGAAGGCGAAGGAGAAGGCAATAACCAAGAGGGTAATCAAGAAGGAAGTCAGCAAGAAGGCGCACAAGGCGAAGGAGAGCAAGGTCAAGGCGAAACATCCTACTCCCAATCTGAACTCGACAGCGCGATTAGCAAGGCAGTTGATAGCGCACTTACTAAGCGTCAAAAAGAGTTCGAAAAAGAGAAAGAACGCATAGAAGAAAACGCTCGTAAACAAGGCGAAGAATACGCCAAATTGTCAAAAGAGCAGAAAGAACAGGCAGAGTATGAGGAGCGTTTAAAGAAGCTGGAAGCCCGCGAAAAGGAACTGAACCAAAAGCAATTGCGGGCAGAGGTGCAGAGTGATCTAAAAGAGAATGGGCTTCCCGATTCGTTTGCTGATTCGCTTGTCTCTATCAATGATAACGACAAGATCAAGCAGTCAATTGAGGGCATCAAAAAGACGTTTGACGAAGCGGTTAACGAAGCTGTCAAGGAACGTTTGCGCCAGAGCACACCGGGGCACACGGGCGGTTCCGTAGGGGAAAAGAACCCATTCCACAAAGACACATGGAACCTCACCGAACAGGGGCGGCTTTATAACGAAGACCCGGATAAGTACAAGCAATTAAAAGCACAGGCTAATAGCTAAGAAAGGGAATGATATGAAATGGCAGAAATAACCAGACTCGAAGATGTTATACAACCTGAAATCTTCACTCCATACACGATTCAACGGACTATGGAGCTTTCAGAGTTAGTACAAAGCGGCATTGTCACGAATGATGCTCAATTTGACTCGCTCGTAAGCGGGCCTAACACGCTCATTAACATGCCATTCTGGAATGACTTGGATGGCGGCGAATCGCAGGTCATGCAGGATGAGGGCGACATGAACGTGAACAAAATCACATCAAGTGATGACGTTGCACGTAAGCAAGCGCGGGTAAACGCTTGGGGCGCAAATGGGCTGTCTGCTTTGCTCAGTGGCGACGATCCCATGAATGCTATCAGCCAGCTAGTAGCTAACTACTGGACGCGAGACATGCAGAAAAACCTGTTAGCTGGTCTAAGTGGCGTATTTAAAAGCAACACTATGTCCTCAAAAGTCCACGATATCACAGACCGAGATGCAGATGCAGGTACGATCAACATGAAAACGTTCTTGGATGCTACCCAACTAATGGGCGACGCAAAAGAATCCTTAACGGGCGTTATGATGCACTCTGCTGTGGAGACGGAACTACGTAAGCAAGACTTGATTGAGTACCTTCCGCAATCGGAACAAGGTTTGCCGATCCCTTACTTCAACGGCAAGCGTGTAATCGTAGATGACGCTATGGAGTATGATACGGAGACAGGACAAGCCAGCATTTACATCTTCGGACAGGGCGCTATTGCATTGGGCAACGGCTCTCACCCACGGATCGTTCCGACGGAGGTAGACAGAAACAAACGGTCGTATTCCGGTGAGGAAGTATTGATCAACCGTAGAATCTTCCTTCTACACCCGCGCGGTGTCAAATGGAATGAGGGTGGCGTTTCTGCAACGTTTCCGACTAATGGAGAAATTGACGCTGCCGCACGTTGGACGCGAGTTTTTGATGCCAAAGCAATACGAGTAGTTAAGTTTCGATTTAACACTGTCGAACAAACATCAAATGGCGGCGACGAAGGATAATAACCCTTCGCAAAGGGGTGAGTGATTATCGGCGTTAAAGAAAAAGTAAAAACGCTCATTGACGCAGAGGACGATCGGCAAGATGACCAATTAGAGGTGATTGTCGAGAACATCGAGAGTCACCTCATTTATTTGCTCGAAAAAGATGATGTTCCGGAACGCCTGCAATATATCGTCGTGGAAATTGCTGTCCGCCGTTATAATCGTATAGGCTCGGAAGGTTTTCAATCAGATAGCGTAGAGGGCCATTCTATTACTTTTCACGATCCCGAAAAAGATTTTGAGCCTTATCAGGCAATAATCGACAAAGAAACAAAGCGAGAAGATGTTGGTCGAGGGAGGGTAATGTTTTTCTAGTTTGTATATGGTATAATAGTAGTTGCAGGCTAGGTTACTAGTACCGAAAAGGAAGCACCCACTTCCTTGCCTGCCCAAAATAAATGGGGTAACTGTGGGAGGTTACAATAATGGAAAACTGGAAGGACGTTTCTGGTTACGAAGGGTATTATCAGGTGTCTGATAAAGGGAGAGTAAAAAGCCTTGACAGATATGTTAATAAGATAAATGGTCAAAGGCAATTCTGGAAAGGGAAAGTAAAACCGTTTAGTGTAGATAAGAATGGTTATTTATTTACAAGGCTACACAAAAATCACGTAGCCAAAAACAGAAGAGTCAGCAGACTTGTAGCCGAAACCTTCATAAGAAAACCGATGACAGACGAAGAAGTTAATCACATCAATGGCATTAAAGACGATAACAGAGTAGAAAATCTTGAGTGGTGTTCTTCTTCTGAAAATCAACAACATGCTTACAGAACAGGATTAAATAAAAACGTGAGAGGACATGAGCATCACATGTCTAAACTTACAGAGCAAGACGTTTTTGATATAAAAGAGTTGTATTTCAATAAGACTCTTAACCAAAATGAATTGAGTAGATTGTACGGAGTAGGTCAAGTTTCTATAAGCAGGATCGTCAATAACAAAAGATGGAAACATCTAATTTAATAAATTAACGGACAGCCTAAACGGCTGTCTTTTTTATTGCCTGAAAGAGGGTGAGGCCTATTAGATATGACCAGCGCATTACATTCGTGAAACAAGGCGAAGGGGGCTATTACGATCCGGAGAAGGGCGAATACGTTGAAGGCGAGCCGATACGTGAAACCGTACCATGCCATCTTTCCCCCGTGAGCGTTGATCGCGTAAATCAAATGTTTGGGAGTATTGAGCAGAACATCACTGTCGCCCGTTTGCAACGTCAATATGACAAAGCCTATGACCGCGTAGAGATTGGCGAGAAGCCGTACTCTGTTCAAAGGCATATCAACCATCGCAGACGATCAGTCCTATATTTAGAGGGGGCGTAGTCATGGCTCAGTTGAATGGTATGCGTGCGCTTCAACGTGACCTTGAAAGGAAAGTGCGTACAGTAGATCGCGATGTTCAAAATGTTGTTCGTAGGCACGGGGTGCAAATGAACCGGAAAATGACTCGGAATGCTAGTTTTTCGGGTGACTACACCACAGGAGCGACAAGGCGATCAATCCACTTAAGGTTGACTAATCGCGGATTTACAGCGACGGTGAGCCCGTCCACCGACTATGCTTCATATCCAGAATACGGAACAAGGTACATGTACCCTCAGCCTTACGCAAGGCCAGCATTTTGGTCTGAGGTTCCTCTATTTATGGAGAGCATGGACAAGTTAGCGAGGTGATGTTTTGACAACAGAACTCAAATCGCCACAACAACAAATATTCGATGCGGTTTTCGCCGCGTCATTATCGCTTGGTTACGACACCTACGATTATCTGCCTGCAGAAAGTGCAGACCTTCCATTTGTGTTTGTCGGAGAGCAGATAAATACGGATCGTAGAACTAAGCGGTTTTTATATGGTGAGGTTAACCAGACGGTTCACGTTTACGCTATGCAACGAAACGGCGAACAGCCACAAGGCACGAATCGGGTTGATTTCACTGGAATGATGGATCAACTCAAGATCGAAATGCGGAAGATTAAGCGTACAGATAATTTTAAAATCAGTCACGGAAATATCAACGATCAAATAATGATCGACACAAGCACGTCAACAACGCTCTTACACGGCGTTATCGAGGTGCCTTTTTCATTTCAATGATGGTGATTAAATGCTGACACAAGCAGCAAGTGCCTTCATCGGAACAATGGAGGAATCTAAACAATCAGGAATATTAGGAGGAAACAACATGCCAGAGATACATGAAATGGTAGATGGCGAAAATAAGATTTTGCTATTTCGTTTGCACGAAAACCAAGAAGAAGAAGCGGCCAAACTCGTTTTTCAGACTGAACACACTTTCGGATTCAGTCGCGGCATTAACCGAATCAATACAAAAGATGGCACGATCATTCGTTTAGATCCTCTGGAAAGCAACGTGGACATCAACGCTGTGCAAGCCAAAGATGATCCGGTGTCTGAAATGCTAAGGGATTCTGTCATTGGCGGCAAGCGCGTTGAGGTCTGGGAATTGACCGTCGATGAAGATTCCGAGAATGAAGACGGAGAATACCCTGCGATTTACGCTCAGGGATATTTGGAAGAATGGTCTCCTGTATCAGGGGTAGACGGTGAGCCGCAAGTATCTGGTTCGCTAAATATTGAGTTAGAACCTCAATTCGGATTTGCGACGCTAACTGATGATCAGCAAGCCACCGTGCAGTATGAGTTTAGAAATACCGCGCCAAATGGTGGTTACGGGGGAACGGCCTGACCCCTAACAGACAGATATAGAAAACTAATGGGAGAGGGTAGCCCCCTCTCTTTATTATTTTAGCGCTAGAATAATAAATCTATTTATAAAGGATGATTACATTGAATATCGAGATCGACGGCAAGGGTTATGAACTTAATTTTGGATTCGGATTTTTAAGAGCTCTAAACGATAAATACAAAGTGCGTAAAAACGGACAGGACATTGGTGCAGGGCTGGCAATGACGACAGGGTATTTGATCGATAGCGACCCACTTGTTTTGCCGGATATTGTTGAAGCTGGTCTTCATCATGTAAAAAAAGATAAACCCGGCAAAGAAAAGATCGAAGAAGCGCTCATGGCAATCATTGAAGAAAAAGGTGTCGAAGAAGTGAGCGAGGGGTTTTTGAACACATTTCGAGAGAGTGCTTTAACGAGCAAGAAAGTAAAACAGGCCGAAGAACAGATCGAGAAGCAACAGAAGAAAGCGAAGGAGCAAGCAGAGAATCAGTAACGTTTGAAGATGTATACATTAATTGCGTTCGTTATTTCGACATGTCCGATGAACAGATAGATTTATTATCTCTCACAAAATACAGATGGCGCATGAAAGCCTTACAACAGAAGCGCGTCGATAAAGACTTTGACATACATTTACAAGCGTGGACAAATCAGCAAATAAAGGCAACGAAAGAAACAGGCCAAGGAAAAAACAAGAAGTCTGTGCCCGTATATAAAAACTTCAAAGACTTCTTTAACTACGAAAAGCGCATGAAACAAATCGATGGCAAAACAACAAAAGAGGATAAAGAGAAAAAGCGTTTGGCAGAAGTCGCGAAGCGCTTAAACCAGCGAGCCTAGATAGGCTCTTTTTTTATGTCTAAAAGCAAGGGGGTGAGGATATGGCAGAGAGTTACAGTGTAGAAGCGGTGCTGAGTGCAAATAATCAAGGTTTGATATCTGCTTTTGAGGAAGCAAGCCGGGCGGCGGATTCTTATGATAGCGCTGTGCAGGATGTAAGCGATCATGATTTGAATGTCGAAAATAGCGCGGCTGTCAATGCGATGGACGACACTGCAAGCGCCGCAGAAACAATGGGAAGCGCTATTGATGAGTCTAGCGAAAACAGCGTTGATGTCGAGACTGGGGCGGCCACATCAGGAATGGAAACAGTAGCCAGCGCCGCAGATGATATGTCAAGTTCCATTGAGCAAGGGAGCGAACATAACGTCAATGTTGAAACGGGAGCGGCTACATCGGGTCTTGAAACCGTTGCCAGCGCGGCAAGTGATGCGGATAGCGCTGTACAACAGGCCGGAGAAAATAGCATCAATGTAGAGACTGGCGCAGCCGTCAGCGGCTTAAATGACGTTGGCGGGGCGGCGAATAACGCAAGCTCATCTCTTTCTAACGTTGATGGCGCAGCTTCTGGCGCTTCGATATCATTGGGTGGAATCGCTGGTACCGTCGGCGGTATTTGGGCAGTGAACGCTGCCACAAACGCACTTGGAGATGCTTTTGATACAGCTACCGAACGTATTGACGCATTTGAACAGTTTGAACGTGTCATGGAAACGATGACAGGGAGTTCGGAAGAAGCGGCAGACGCTTTGGATGATGTCTGGGATGTCGTGGAACCTACTGGCTTCGCCTTTGATACAGCGGCAAGATCCGTGCAAGACTTTGTTGCTCGCGGCATGGAAGTAGACCAAGCGGTTGATTCGTTGGATTCTTGGACAGATGCAGTCGCCTTTTTCGGGCGTGGAACGACGGAGGAATTCGCAACCGTTTCTGACGCCCTAGCTCAAATGCAATCGCGCGGAACTGTTCAAATGGATCAAATGAACCGCCTTTTTGAAGCGGGTATTCCAGCGACAGAGATATACGCGGACGCCGTGGGCATGACTACAGACGAAGTTGCTGAACAGATGCGAGCAGGTGAGTTAGAAACAGAAGAATTTATGGAAGTGATGAATGAAGCGTTTCAGGAAGGAACAGAGGGCTGGGATTCCATCGCCGGTGCCGCAGAAGATGCAGGTAGTATGTGGGGCGTGGTCATCAGCAACATGCAAATAGCCTTCGCCACAGGCGTTCAAGAAATACTAAATTCGATAGATGAAATGCTTGAGAACAACGGGCTCCCGACAATGCGTGATATGATCGAGGATTTTGGCTATGCCGTCCAAGGAATTCTTGAAGATGTCGCCGATTCCATAGAACCAGTCGGAGACGCCTTTTTCACGCTACTAGATATCTTGCGACCATTTGCGCCTGTCATTGGCGGTATCGCAGGTGCTTTTGCTGGACTTGGCGGCGCTGTACTCGCCATGAACACCGCATTGGTCGCCGCGAGAACGGCTATGTGGCTATTGAACGCGGCAATGCTAGCAAACCCCGTCGGACTAGTAGTCGGAGGGATCGGGGCGCTTGTCGGCGCTCTTGTCACCGCCTACAACACATCCGATACTTTCAGGGACATTATGAATTCGGTGTGGGACGTTTTGACGGATGTGTGGGATATAGCAATGACGTTGATTTCTCCCCTGCTGGATTTAAGCGCGGCATTTAGAGAGCTACTCATCGATGAACTCACTGCATTTTTCCAAATTGTAGTCGGTTTGTTATCTGATTTGTGGGTGTGGTTTACCGACCTCGTAGGCCCGATTATCGGAGTTGAAGAAGGCTTTGAGGATTTGCAGATGGACAGCCTGACCGAATTTCTTGAGTCTGTTTCTGGTTGGGTCGATACGCTCGCCGAATATATGTATGCATTGATCGATCCTATTATTGAAGCTACAGAGAATATAGATATTTTCAAAGGCGAGATGGAGTTTAGTGAAGTTGTCGATAATGTGATGGACATGGCTCTTGAGGTCGGAGAAATCTTGCTAGAAATGGCTATGGACGCGCTGGAAAAAGGCGCTGAAATTGCCATGAGTATAGCAGAAGGCATAGTCGAAAAACTGCCCGAAATTATGGAGACTGCTCAAGAAATAGGAACAACGATCATAAATAAAATCTCAGAAATGATGCCTGAAATCCTTGAAACAGGATCAGAAATCCTAGACAACATCGCCGAGGGAATCACCGAATCGATGCCAGAAATCACAGAAAAGGCAACAGAAGTTATAAATAACTTTACCGAAACGGCAGTAGAAATGATCCCTGAAATCGCACAATTAGGCACGGATATGATCACATCTTTAGCTGGCGCTATATCGGGAGAGTCGGAGCAAGTAGAAGATTCCGGCGATGAAACAGTATCTTCGTACAACCAAGGTATCGGCGACAATATACCTGATATACAAGACTCTGGATCAGAGATCATAGAAGCGCTAACGGGAGCAATTGAAGAACTGATGCCTGAAATTTCTGCGGCAGGTCGTGAGATTTTGGGGACGATCGTAGATGAGATCATCGAACACGCCCCGGAAATCGCCTCTGCAGCTAAAACGATAGCCGATGAACTACTGAGTGCGCTTGCAGACGAACTGCCAACATTGAGAGAAATGGGAATGTCTATAGGAACATCTATTATTGACGGTCTATGGGAAGGCGTTAAATCGACGGCTGGAAGTTTAAACGAGAACACTTATGAGTTTGTTGATGATAATATTCTTGATCCCATCCTCGGATTCTTCCAAATGAATTCCCCTTCACGGCTCATGATGGGTGTCGGGGAAGACATCATCGGAGGCTTAGACGAGGGCATGCAGAATGTGGACGCGGCCGAAACTATGGACGGAATAGGGTCTGACATTCTAGGCAGCGCAGAGAACATGAGCGACGAGGTGGGGTCAACTTTCGGATCAATGGCTGACAACATCGGCGAAACCATGTCGGGGGCAGAAACAACAACAAGCGGTCACACGCTCGCCATGCGCACGGTTATGGGCGACAATCTAACTTCGGCTGCTCAGGATACAGACTCAAACATGAGCGATGTGAGTAGCAGTGTTGACAGCAATCTAAGCAACGCATCATCAACTGCTAGTAGCAGGCTTGGTGATATGAGTAGTGATACTTCTAGCAATCTGAGTGATATGTCAAGCACAACAAGCACTAATATGGGCAATATGGCGGCAGTGACAGCAAGCCGGATGGCTGATGCTGCTATGTCTGTACAAAGCCGATTTGCGGCTATGGTGTCGTCAACAATAAGCCAAGGCGCAAGCATGGCTTCTTCGATTTCCAGCACCTTTTCGTCTTTCGTGTCGAGCATTAGTAACGGCATGAGCTCGGCGGTATCAACTGTCAGTAGCATGATGTCCGGCATGGTTAGTACGGTAAGTAGCTTTACAGGTAGCTTTGCAAGCGTCGGCGGTAATATCGCGAGTGCATTAGGCCGCGGAATAAGAAATGGAGCGAGCAGCGCAATTAGCGCGGCGAGTAGTATGGCTTCAAGAGCGTTGAGTTCCGCGCAAAGCACGCTAGGGATTAGGTCTCCTTCCCGTGAATTCATGGCCATCGGTGATTTTGTAGCAGAAGGTTTGGCCGAAGGTGTTGCGAACTCAACACGAAAGGCTGTAATGGCGACAAGTGATATGGCGGTGCAGATGCAGGAGGCATTTAATCCCCAACTAGCTATGCCCGGATTTGACGTAGCGGGGCAGATCAACGATATAAACAGACAAGCGCAAAGCCAGCTAAACAATCATGTAAGAAGCGAAATGACGATGACGAAAGAGCCCGCGAATATAAATGTTAGGATCGGAAACAGCGAATTCAGCGCTTTTGTTGACGACATCAGCAATACGCAAAACAGAAAATCCAACCGTGCAAGAAGGATGCCGGGGTGATAGAAAATGTATAACTTTGTAGATCCAAACGAGAGGGGAGAGAGAACAGCCCCTCTCACTTCTTTCCAGACGGTGTTTAATGGCACTAATATAGATGATGCACTGACAGATGATAACGGTCGTTTCGTTACAACTTCTGTAAGCGGTAGAGGTTTCCTTACTCGCCGCATAAATATGATTGAGGTTCCTTATGGCCACGGAGATAAAGAGGGTAGTTACACTTATGAGCCGAGGCCAATCAGGGTTAATTTTTTAATCGAGGATCGAACGAGTGAAGGATTCCGGGATCGCCTTGAACGATTAAACGGTATGTTGCTTGGCAGTAAGAAAGTGCTTGAATTTACGGACGAGAGTGCTCATTTTATAGCGACTCTGGAAAGCGGTGAACTGCCAGATGAGGACAGCAATAGCTTACAAGGAACGTTAAATTTTATATGTAGCAATCCTGCTAAATTTAAAAGCGAAAGCACCCACACCATAACCACAACAGACACGACAGTAGAAGTGGGCGGCCAAGAAAAAACGCCGTGGATATCACGCACTGTCTTTGAAGCGGATCAAGATGAGTTTGAAATCGAAATGAACAACGGATGTCACATCATCATCCCGTATAATTTTATATCGGGTGATGTGCTTGAAATTGATTATGAGCGCAGAAAAATAACGCTTAATGGCGAGAATCATATGTACATTAGCCTACAAAGCCACTGGATGCCGTTGCATCCGGGGTATATGCAGATGCGGGCAAGTCATGAGACGGAATTGAGTTATACGGAACGATATTATTAGGAGGTGTTTGCATGAGTCAGCGAGGAAACACACCGGGAAGAATGAACCGGGAACCTAACGCTCCCGGCGATGAAATACCAGCATTCACGCCGCAATATTGGGAATCAGACGGACACGCACGCGATGTAAGCGAGGATTACCCGTACCCAGTCAAAGATAGCAGCGTAGAAGATCGGTTGAATAATCTTTTAGACAAGCAAAGTGAAATTATCGAGAAGCAATCGGAGATATTAGAGCGGTTGAATGAGCCGATAGATACTCAAGTAACTGGGAGTAATGTGGAGGAAATGGAAACGTTGGTAAACGCTGAGACAGTAGACCCTGGAGATTTTGCGCAGACAGGTTACGCAAACGCCGATGCTAGATTATCGTATTTTGCGATAGAAACAACAGCTTCCGAATGGCGTTTAGAAGGAAGAAGAACACCGTGGTCTAATTCAATTGGGAGAGAAGGTGTTTATTTTTACCCAACAGGAGATGTTCAGGGCAGTTACTCATCGCGAAATCCTTTTGTTTGCTTCCAGATGATATCGCACGGTAACAACATAAACGAAACGATTGAAAGTATTGCTGAAGCAGAAAAGTTTAGACTTTTTACCGATGGTGGTTATATCCGTGTACGAAACAGATCAGAAGAAGCTGCGACGGTAACGATAAGGCTTTACAAAATAGGAGTTGAACAGTGATGACAGATGAAAGAAAGCAAGAGGTCACAAGCAATCTTATGTCGGTATATGACACATTTGAGCCGGTAAAAGAGGATTTTATTTTTAAACCGAGCATGTTTTGGTTGATAAGCAATTACAATCAAAAATACGATAATCCAGAATTGATTGGCGGCGATTGGGTGATAAAAAACTGCCCATCGCCACTCAAAGATTTGCAACCATAACTACTCAACTAACTCCCCATCTGAAAAGGAGGAAAAGGAGGAAAAAAGTGAGAAAGGACGATGGATTTATTTTAACGGAAACGTTTAGTGATAACCGCCCAGATTTTTTGAGTGCGCAGATAAATGAGTTGCTGGACAAAACCTATGTGGATTTAATTGATATAAAATTTTCATTAGCAATAAACGGAGACGAAATCGAATACGCCGCATTGGTCATATACGAGGATTTAGGAGAAATGCAGAGGGATGAAATATACGTCATGAGAGGGAAAACAGGAAGATTAAATAGATAAACCCCACTCAACTAACTCCCCAAGGGTTGTATAAGTTATATAACTAAATAAGACGGCACCTAATTATTTATGGTAGCCGTCTTTGTTATCCAAGGCATACTGCACAAGCGCTCTTATGGTTTCGTTTCTGTTCATAAACTTTTGTTCGTACCAGAAGCTTTCTATCTCTTCTAGCATTTCATCAGGAAACGTTACGAGGACTTGCTTATTTTTATTTTTGTCCACTGCCATTTTTATCACCTCACAATCAGTGTAAGTTATATAAGTTATATTGACAAGCATACACCTGTTTGGTAAGATAGTTATATAACATATATAACTGAGGTGGTAAGAATGAAGTTGACAGATGTATGGGTTGAATATGAAGCGGATAAGAAGATCGAGAACTACTCTGAAAACACTCTTGATTCGTATTATCTCCAATGGCGATTGCTGATCGAGGAAATTGGAGATATAGACATTGACACTCTAAAAATTCATGTGCTGAAATCGTATATCGCCAAGTCATACGGCGAACTGAAACCGTCAACTATTGCTCATAGGGTGAAGTCAATCCGAACTATTTTAGAGTGGGCGCATGATGAAGGAATAACTGAAACGAACATTGGCGCTAAACTAAAGAAGCCAAGGGAAGAACAGCGAATACCCAAAGCGTTAACCGTTGAAGAAATAGAACGGTTAAGAATAGCCTGCCGCAATACAACTGAAAATGCTGTCCTTGAATTCTTTTACAGTACAGGATGCCGGATCAATGAAGTTTATGAGCTTAATGTAAACGACATAGACCTTGCCGAAAGAACAGTTATTGTTCGTGGGAAGGGAAATGTCGAGAGAGTCGTGATGCATGGTAAACGAGCGGCGTTTTGGATAAACAAATATTTGCGAGAAAGAGAAGATAACGAGCCTGCTTTTTTAGTTACTCAAAGAAAGCCGATCAGACGAATGAGCAAGGACAATATGAGGTATATTTTTAAACGAATGTCTGAACGTGCAGAAATAGATAAGCCTGTATATCCGCATAGGTTCAGACATTCGTTTAGTACCCACCTTTTAGAAAGAGGTGCTACCATCGAAGAAATACAGCAATTCTTGGGACACACCGATATCTCAACAACTATGATATACAGCAGCGTAAGCAACGACAGATTAAAACATGTCCACAACAAAGCATTCTAAAGCGCCGAAAGGCGTTTTTTTATTTTACATTGGAGGTGATCCCATGACAAGAAACCTAACCCAAGTCGGCGGCTCGTTTATCGGCACGATGGAGCAATTCGAATTTGACTCCCCGGACAGACGAGCCAGCACCGAACTATACATTTTTAGCCAAGACGACGAACTTCTGACGATCCTCTCTCCGTCCACTGGGCTTACAGAAGCGCTCTATAAAGAATCACTGAACACCCTGCCCGATACGCCGTTCACGTTTACCGTAGACGCTGAGGAAGAACACTCACAACATGTCAGAGAAGAAAATCAGGTCGTTTTCCGAGACAAGGAAGGCGACCTTTTATTATACGTCATCAAAGAATTGGACGATAGCGACGGCACAGACGGGGCAACGACAACGGCGGTCTGCGAGCCCGCCTTTATGGAACTCAAAGAGCATATCGTCGTTGATCGGCGCATGGACGGTGACACGGCTGATGTAGCGATTGATGCGGCTCTGGATGGCACACGCTGGACTGGATCAGTCGAGGTCGAACTCGGAAACGCCACGCAGAACTTTTATTATATCACCTCCATCGACGCTATATGGAAAATACTAGAAGTGTGGGGCGGCGAGTTTAAAGCGGTCGTCGAGTTTGACGAAACAAACAAAGTCAACCGTCGTACAATCAAGATATTACAGCGTAGAGGTAGCGACACAGGCTTGCGATGGGAAATCGGGCATAACGTAGAAGAAATACAGCGCACCGTGTTGAGCTACCCTGTCACCGCCATGTACGGACGAGGTACGTCCTTGCGGGTCGAAGATGAAGAAGGAGAGCACACAGGCGGCTATACACGATACATCGACTTTGCGGATGAGGTGTGGTCAGAAGATGATGGCGACCCCGTAGACAAGCCGGAAGGACAGCGGTGGATTGGTGATCCTGATGCTCTGCAGAAGTACGGGAGACAGCACAACGGCGAACTCCTGCACCGCGAGGATATATTTTCTGATCAAAACATCGAAGAAACGGACGAGTTGCTTCAGGCCACATGGGACGCTTTGCAGAATGCCAAAGAACCGGAAGTCAATTATGAATTATCCGTCCATTTATTAGAATTTTTGACAGGATACGAGCATGAGCATGTGGAGTTAGGCGACACCACGCAGGCGGTAGACAGAAACTTTGGCCGCCCTATCGAAATTGAAGCGCGGGTAATCAGCATTGAATATGATCTGCTCGACATCGAAGGCACAGCAACAGTCGAGATGGGCCAATTCTTGACTGCTCTTGATGATGACCGCCTTGATCGTGTGATCGAGGACATCAACGATAACCGTGGTCGTTGGGAGCATCCGGAAATTGACGATAGTAATTTTCCTGATATTGAGCCATCAATGCCGACGAATTTAGAGGCGGCGGGCAGCTATCGCAGCATCCAACTTTATTGGGATTTTAACGACGAAACATTTATCAAGCACTATGAATTGTATGCCAGCCAAGCGCCCGATTTTGTGCCGTCCTCTGAAAATATGATCTGGCGCGGTTATTTGAACGGGTATAATCACATCGTTGAAAGCGATCAAGTGTGGTACTACTACGTTCGCGCGATTAATCATCACGGGCGTGCTAGTGAATACAGCGAGCGGGCAGAAGGTAGTACGGTCAGGATCATAGACGAGGATATTTTGTTTGGCGAAGACATTGCGGAAAGCCTACGTGATCTATCAGAAACGGCGGGCATTCTTGCAGACAGCACAATCGATTTCGACAAGTTTTCCGATCAAGTGAAGGACGCAGACGGCGAGCGGATTAAGGGTGATCTAATCAGCGTTGATGGTACGACTTACATCGCTGAAGGTGTGATTGGCAATGCGGCAATAAAGAATCTGTCAGCTAGTAAAATCGACACAGGAACAATGCTCGGGGATCGTATACAAGCGGACACTTTGCACGGTGACAGGATTATTGCGGGTACGTTTACCGCCGACAAGATGACGACTGGCACGTTGCAGGGGATTGATATATACGGCGTTACGATCACGGGGTCGGAGATATATCAGAGTAGTGGACCCCGTAATTTAGAACTCAGGAACGGATGTTTATATAGCTATTCAAACGGAGATTTGAGTTTGCGTCTTGGTCAGTACACATTTGATATGTATGATGGCGAAAACAATCACATCGGCGGTTTCGGTCCTGCTTGGGATGCGCAAGACCCTAGCAGGCGTGGCATGGCGTGGACTTTAGAAAACGATTTTGTCAATATCAGTATGCGTCACGGGGGCTTGCTTAGACCGCTATTTAGATCGGATACGTACAATAATGTCACTACGGTAAATGGCCCGTACAACAACCAAAACGACGGGGCCGAATTACGATTATACGCTAACAGAAGACCAGTTTCAGAGGGTGAGTTTACGAGCCACGATCAACCGTCTATTATTCTTGATCAGTCTGACAGTACAAATGACATCGACATCTATTACGGTGGTTTTGACAGGCGGACAAATGCGAGTGTGTATTTTAGGCATCGGTCATCTTCTGATACGTTTTCCACGAAAATGCGTATCGCTCATGATTTTGTTCGTATATATGATGAGTTGCGCCTTGGCTCGTCAGATCACACCGTTAGCATTATTCCCTACTCAAATTCTGTCCAGTGGCGTTTCAATACCAACAATTACATCCGTCAGCAAGATGACGGTCAGGTTAGTTTTTATTCAAGCAATACGCAAAGGCAGGTGTTTAGACCAGATGGCGGCGCAAGATTCCCCGGCGACAACGTAACAATTGAAGGCGATATTAGAAATAGTGGACACAGAACAACGTCAAACAGCGTCAACACGCATATATACAGCAACACAGGGAGGATTGCCCGTGCCACATCTGCAAGAAAATACAAAACGGATATACAAATCGCGGAAGATATTGATTATGAAAAAATACTCGATTTAAACATTAAAAGTTGGTACGACAAAGAGGAAGTCAATGGCAATGTAGAAGAAAACGATGAGCCGACAAAATTTCATGGGTTGATTGCCGATGATTTTGATGATGTTGGGCTGTCAGAGTTTGTCGTTTATGATGATGGCGAGGTTGAGAATTACAGTGACAGAGCGTGGACGCTTCTAATCCCGAATATGCGGGATATGAAAGCTGAAATTGAAAGTTTGAAGAGAGAGGTAGAAGAACTGAAAGGATGATGAATAATGCAACAAGACGCAAACAAAATCATCGATAGCATATCTTCTGAATGGTCACAAGACATGGCGAATGCTAAAAAGAAAATCGCCATTCTCGCGGAAGAAAACCGCCTGCTGAAAGAGGAACTGGATCGGTTGACGGAGCAATCGAAACAAGAAAAGGCGATCAAACCACGCAACAACCAAGCCACAACTGATGCGCCGGTTGAATATGTGAAGGAGAAGAACAACGCCGAGTAGGCGTGTTTTTTATGTATGGTCGAGGGGTTGCGGCCCCTCTCCCCTGCACCGACAGGGCGACGGCACAGGGTATCTATAAGGTACCCTATATAGATAAGTATAAACAGGGGATATTGACCTACAACATCAGAGGGTCAAACTACCCTCCGATTGGAGGTATGAGGGTGGGTGAACCATCATTGGAGTTGCTCGAACAAAACGTCCAGCACATGTCAGAAGATATGCGCGATATAAAAAAGCGTGTGGACAAGCTAGAGACAGACCAATACGATCTTAAGGCGAACATGCAGATAACTCAGCATAGCTTAACCGCGCTTACGGAATCCATCAATGACGTAAAAGTTGATCTTAAAGAAATGCGTAAAGAAATGAATAGTGATAAAGAACAACAATTAGAGAGCATGAAGTCTTTTCTGTGGAAATTTGGCAGCGGCCTTGCTGTTTTGATTGTAGGCGGTATGGTGACTGCTGTTTTAATGTGATAGGAGAGTGATTTGAATGGAATTTATCATGGAATTTGTAGAAGGTTTTGGACTGATTGAAGGTGTTGTAACTGCATTTTTGGCGTTTTTAGGGTTCATCGGCGGCAAGCTAAAGCCATTTCTTGAAGAAACGTTGAAATCGGTCAAAAAAGAAAGCGATTCTTATATTATATCGACCTTAGCAGAGCAGGGTGTACGATTAATAAATGAACGTTTTAAGGGCGAAAGTGGGTATGAAAAATTTGAGCACGTAACAGCATGGCTCGCAGAACGAGCAAGAGAGCGCGAAATCCCCATCAAAGAAGATGAAATACGGGGAGCGATTCAAGAGGGGTACGATCTTAGCATCGGTAAAGAGAAGAAGAAAACCGAGCAATCGCAATAGGCGGTTGTTTTTTATTTTTTGAGAAGGGGATGAAATAATGGGATATAGAGATTTACCACAGCTTGTTGATGTACGTGGAAATATGATTAGGAACGGGGCCTACAGCAAGAGATCGTGGTCACAAATTACGGATATCGCGCGTCATCATTCGGTATCGACTGGAAATGATGGACGTGATATTTCTGGGTGGCACGCTAATGATAACGGATGGCCCTCCATTGGATATCATTTTGTGATTTTAGAAGATGGAACAATTGAGTGGACGAACAGCGTCAATCGAATTGGCTACCATGTCGGAAACAATAACACGCCTTTGATCGGCGTTTGTTCCATCGGCAATGGCAGCTTCACTCAAGCACAAGAGGATTCATGGGAAGATTTAGTGAAGGCAATCCGAGAAACAGACGGATTAGATCAGATATCCATTAGTGATGTCAAAGGGCATAACGAGTATCCCGGACATGCTACTAATGGATGTCCGGGAATCAATATGGACACTGTAAGATCACGTCTTCGAGGCGGCTCTGGTGGATCATCAAGCGGTCCTCCAAAGTATGGGCCAAACAATGAAAGTTTTGCTTCTTACCATGATGATAAGTGGATGGTCAAAAAAGATAGCTATTTAGAATCCCAGCAGCTTTTAAATAGAGTGGAAGATGCTGGGCTTGACGAAGATGGTATTTTAGGGCAAAACACATTGAATGCCACCCGTGATTTCCATGACAAATATAATATTTCTAAGCGTGGTGCTAACTTCTACGGCGTTCCGGGACCGGCCACTTTGAAGAAATTGAGAGAGCTTGACAATGACGATGGCAGTGGCGATAATCCTGCCCCGAAATCTGGTGAGGGTATAGTTGATTATTTAAACCGCATTGGTGTGGATAGCAGTTACAACAACCGCAAAAGCATGGCAGAAAGCCACGGTATAACTAATTACTCTGGAACTGCTTCTCAAAACACAAAATTGCTTGAGTTAGTCTCGGGTAGCGGCACTCGCGGTAAAAGCTCAAATCCACCTGCAAATAGTGGCGAAGGGATCGTGGATTATATGAACCGCATCGGAATGGATTCCAGCTACGATAATCGAAAGGATCTGGCTGAAAACACTTACGGAATATCGAATTATACCGGCACGGCAAGTCAGAATAATGACTTGTTGAATGAGTTGTCAGGGTGATATAATATAATCACGGCTTATTCTTCGTCGTCGTCCGGGAACCTTGTGGGAAGGTTCCTTTTTTGATATAATAAACCCAACAGAACCCGCCACGCCTCTCATTGATGCGGAAGTGGTGGGTCGATGCTGGGGAGCAAGGTCTACACCGAGGTGATTAGGCGTTGCTCCTTTTGCTGTTTAGTGTTATATTAATGATTAGGGGAAACGATCTATATCATAGAAAAGCCGGGGCGGTGTGCCCCGGTTTTATTCAATCATCTTTTACAATGACTTCAATCGTACCGTTTCCGCAAAATTGGCATTTAAGCATTGCGGTATCGTCATCTTCGATCATTTTTTCTCCGCATTCTACGCACTTTACAACTTCCGGCATTATAAAACACCTCCTATTGTAAATCCTTCAAATATTCGCTAACAATACGCTTCTTATCACGCTGACCTTTATTATCAAGTGAATTGTACAAGTCTTTGTCGAAGATTCTTAATGAATTTAAATGCTTATCGTTCAAAAAACTAAACTGCAATTCAACCGATACAGGTAAATCTTTCGGATTGCCTTCTTCGTCATGGTAAACGCCGCCACTTCTATAAATTTTAGCATCATCATTTAGTGTTGATTCAGCTAACATCTTCCACAACTTTTCATATTCTTTGATGTTGAACATTGATTTTTTAATCAATAGCTTTTCGGTATCAGTAAACAAAACGCTTGTTATGTGGTCGTAATTTTGCGCTGATAACTTGCTTGCATGGCGCTTGCCAGTAACTGCATCGCTCAACGTGGAGTAAGCAATACCTGTCATTTTCCATAAATAGTACGTGCTGATACCTACATAATTCATTTGATACTTGATAAAGTCTGCGTTAATAACCATTCTAAAACCTCCTAATTTTTTTAAAGAGGGGAGCGCACTCCCCTTACCCTTACCCTTACCCTTACTCTTACTTGATGATTTTTTCTTCTTTCAAGATCGGCTCTGCTTTTAGTAATTCGTCATCTGTGAATGTGGTCAACTTGGTGATATTACCTTTGCCGGTTGCTTTGCCAAGTTTGATCAATGTGATTTGCTTGTTCTTGCGCTTGCCCTTCAAAAGTTTGTCGATGGCCGTTTGAATGTGAGTAGTGCTTACTTTTTCTTCTTTAGGAGCAGCCGGAGCGTTCTTTTTAGCTTCAAGTAGTGCTTCGATAACTTCTGATGCTTCCTGTTTACTTGTTCCATGCTCTCCAGCTTCCAAGTGATCACGTACACCGTCAATGGTTAGAACGTCAATGCCTGTTTCGTTTACTTCTTTCATCAAGCTGTCGATAAATCCTTTTTGTTTAGCTGTCATCATTTTTGATAACCTCCCCTGATTTGTTACATTAAGTATACCATCGGTATACCGATACATGCAACCCCTTTTTATATCTTTTTGCCGATATAATTAAATAAGTAACAAAGTCCTAAACAAAAAACACGAGCCGGGGCCCGTGTTTACTCACTTATTAAAACCTACACAATACATGCTATGGTAGTTTCTTTTTTCCATCCACTTAGTATTCAAATTTAGTATCTCTTTAAATAATTCTGGGTGTTCTCTCCCTAAATCACTTATGGGATCTTGGTATGTAATAAATTTTGCATGATTCCAAGTATGCTTATGAGTTCTTATGTATGATGGGCGATCAAGTCCTAATTCAATGTGAAAGTCGTCTAAAACAGGATAATCATAAGTTGGATGAGGATCTTTATTTGGCAACGTTGATATATAAACCAACTCATAATCAACATTTTTTGGGCGAATATAATCATCTTCACAACCAATAATAAGGACAGGTCGACGTTTTACTTTCATTTCGCCTGCCCTTGTATCATAATATTTTTCTAAAGATCTACAAATCAAACCGATGTTGCCTTCAGGAGTGGTCAACAATTACACCTCGCTGTATTCTATTAGTGCATCATCGTCTTCATTCATATCCGAAATGATGTGTTCTTTTTTTATGATTTTATATCCTCGTTCATTGGAGCATAACTCTTTTCTGGAAATTCGGAATGCATTTTCTTCATGAGAAAGGTCTCTAAGCTCATAAGCTCCGTAATCTCCTAGTTCGAAAATTACATCGCGGAGGGTGTATTCTTCTTCTAAACTAATGGATTCGTCACAACTTAAATCATCTTTATTATTTCTGTAGGTCTTACTAACTGGACCGTGAATCCACCCTTCGAAGTCTTCATTAAATAACCATTTACCGAAATGATAATAATGGTATTTTTGGGCGAAATATAGAAGTTTGTGCATTTTCATTTCAGATAAATCGGAGTCTGTTTTTTCAAACCCGTTTATTTTGTTATAGAGACTGTCAAGAGCAGATGCGATAGCTAAAATATCCTTAGCCATTTTCAACCCTCCTTATTTACAATTTTTACACCTTCACTACTTATTCTATACCCATCATATGATTTCCTTCAAACAGAAGCAATAACTTTTCGTTAATTTCAACACATCGTAATGAATTTAGACGAGGTGAATATTCGTTACAACATCGAATTTCAAATAATGTATATCGTCCTCGCCATCAATAATGTGAAACTGCTTCTGCTCCACATTCACACGCTCACAAACACCTACAATCGAATAAAAGAACCCATCCTCCCAATACGTAAATTCGAGCAACGAACCGTATTCCATCGCTTCATTGATCGTGCGCTCAATCTCTTCCCATTTCTGCTCATCAAGAACGGGTTTCTCCACCTTTTTCATGCTCTCCCGATGTTGTAGCCACCTCTCCCGATGCTCGGGTAGTATCATCCGCATCGATTCCCAACGCATATTGCTACCGGGGGTGAGTTTGTTTTCGTTCATTTCACTTTCACCGCCGCAAAACGGATTTCCTCATATTTAAGTACATAGAAATCAGCATCATCTTTGATCATAATTTCCTCGTCAGCATCGCTCATTTTGAACAGCGACCCTTCAACTTTTTTGATTCCATCCCCATCATCAAAATGGATCGTCATGGTATTGTTCAATCCCAAGCCAAAAACTAACGCATTTTTTGTTATGTTCCACGGTGCACTCATAAGATAACCCCCATAAGAATAAATGTTCTTGTTACATAATATACGAACATTAGTTTTTATTCAAGGGTTTTCGAACAAAAGTTCCGTAAAGTATTGATATAAAATATGTGTTCCTATAAAATTAATAAAGAATACATATTAAAAATGTAAAGCGTACAAGCAGCACCTTCATATGGTTTAGTGGAGGTGTGGCAAATGCGTGTCATTTTGCATCAAGGGGAGTCATCGAATCGCATAAGGAAGGAATGCTATGCACTTATTAAGCGATATTATTTGCGGAGGAATAGCTATGATAGGGATATATGTAAGAATTTCAACAGAAGATCAGCGGAAGGGGTACAGCATAGACGGACAGATTCACGATTGCAAGGAGAAAGCCGAGACAAATGAAGTCATGGAATACATCGACGATGGCATAAGCGGCGCTGTATTGGATCGTCCTGCCCTCACACGGCTTAGGGAGGATATACAACAGGGATTGATTGAAAAAGTCATCTGCTACGATCCTGATAGGCTTTCACGCAAGCTAGTGCACCAGTTGATTATCACTGAAGAAATCGAAAAGAAAGCATCCATTGAGTACGTAAATGGCGAGTTTGCACGAACGCCCGAGGGCATGTTGTTTTACCAAATGAGAGGTGCAATAGCTGAATTCGAGAAGGAAAAGATCAATGAGCGCATGAGTCGTGGTCGCGTCAATAAAGCGAAAAAGGGAAAAGTCGTTAAGAACAGCCATATACTCGGATACGAATACGATAAAGAAAACGGCATGTATGTCATTGATGAAGAAGAAGCAAAAGTCGTGCAGATGATATTCAGCCTGTTTGTGAATCCGCCGTCGCACATACAAGGCATGAACTCAATCGCCAATTATCTAAACGAGATGGGCATACCAACAAAAAAACGTGTCGGGATGTGGCATCGAAACGTGGTTCGACAAATTCTTATCAATGAGACGTACACGGGTGAATATCACCAAAACAAATGGAACACGGAAGATATGCTCGGAAACAAGTATCGGGATGCCGAGGACCGCATATCTATTTCCGTTCGTCCGCGCGAAGAATGGATAACGACAGAGGTTCCCGCCATCGTCGATCAAGAAACGTTTAATCGCGCCCAACAAAAACTTGAAACGATCCGCCGCCGATCCGCCAAGCAAGGCAAACGAAAGTATATGCTAAGTGGATTGTGCCGTTGTCATAAATGCGGAAACACGATCACCGGACGTTATAGTAAAAACTGGAATAAATACAGACGGGAATATACCTGCATGAAGAACAGCGTAGGCGCAAAATCAAAAGGATGCACACCTGCTATGAGAATCCCCTCAGATCGCTTAGAATCGGAGGTGTGGGCGAAGGTCGAAGCGTGGCTGAATGATCCATCCGAGATAAGCGCCGCGTCTGATGACGATTTTGAAACGCCCAATCATGAAGAAGCAGAAATCGCACGTATTAATGAAGAAATTGAAAAACTTCGGATTGCTCGGAAACGTTTGCTCGAACTGTTCAGCGCCGATCTGGACATATCCACAGACGAGATGCGAGATCAATTAAACGACAATTCCAAGCGCGAAAAATCCTTGCAAGCAAAACTTGAAGAACTCGAACAAAAGAATGAAGACCTACAAGCGCATGAAGCAAACGAAGCGCTCATTGAGGAAGCGGCAGACTATTATTTTGAAAAGGGCGGGCATCTATCCTTTGATGAGAAGCAGGAACTTTTGAATAAGATCGTGAAGGAAATCATCATCAATGGTGAGGACGTACACATTTACAGTTTTTGACGCTATACTAATGTAATGGGAATCGAAATACTCATGCATTTTCGATCCCTTAAAAAAGTAAGCAAAGATATTTCCATCTACGAGCCGATAGGGGCGGACAAAGAGGGGAACGAATTAAGTTTAATGGAAATTCTTAAAGAGGATGGACCGGATATTGTCGAAAATTTACACCTGAAAATGGAAAAACGCCATATCTATGAGAGCATTCATGTATTGTCGGAACGGGAACGGGAGGTCGTTGTGGCAAGATTCGGGCTCGGGGAAGACGAGGAACGAACGCAACGGGAAATTGCAAAGGATATGGGGATCTCCAGGAGCTATGTATCGAGGATTGAAAAACGCGCCTTGCTGAAACTGTTTCAAGCCTTCTATAAGCGTCAGAAAGGGGAGACTCAGTAA